GCTGAAGGGGATTACGGCCGGCGGGGAGGCTGACCGAGTCAAGCGGCTTAACGAAGCAGTGGACGCCCAGACCCGAGTGCGTAAAGCGTTCACTGCGATGCTGCAGAAGGACACGTTCGCCTCCGAGAAAATGTCGTCGGAGCTGGATAGCACCATCGAGCTGATGCACCAGAGCGGGATGAATGTTTATTCCGCCCTCGATGACATGATCAAGGACGTTGACGACAAGCTGCAGCGGACCAAGGACTACGCCTCGAAGTGGTACCTGACCACTGACCCTGAGTCATACGCTAAACAGATCGCAGCACAAGAAGCGGCCAAGAAGACGCTGGCGGCTCGGAAGGTATCGGAAGCGGAAGCAGATAAAAAGTACATTTCTAAGGCTTCCGCTGAAGTGAGAGGCAACCTGTCTCAAGCGTTCACCTCTCTGAATAAGCTGTCGCCAGAGCAGTTCGCCAAGTTCACTCCTGAAGACCAGGCGTTCCTGACGGAAAAGATGGGCTCGGTTCGGATGAACCCACAGGGCGGTTTCGAGTCGGGAAACATCGACCCGAGGAAGTGGGCAACCTTGTTCCCACAGGCCAAGCGCACCGAACTTGGGGAGGACTACAGTCGTGTCATGAAGCTGCTGGGGGCGGTGACTGCAGGCCTTCAGGCGGACGAGGACAAGGCCCGTGCCGATGCGGAAGACGCAGCCAGCGCTGCCAACGACAGGTACCTGAACGAGCTTGCCGAGGCCCTGCAGCGCCTGCAGAACCAGCGCAAGGATCTGGTCGAGTTGATCGACCAGAACAAGGAAACTGTCGAAGGCACAAAGGAGATCCTGAAGCCGGACGGGCTGAGCGACCAGCTTAAAAAGTTGGACGACAAAATAGCCCGTGCCTCTGCCAACCTGACTCGGGCTGACGCCAACGTCACTTACACCGCCAGTAAGCAGAACGAAAAGGATCGGGTATCAAAAGAGAAGAAACTGCGTGACGCAGGCACCGCCGAAACCAGTGCCCTGCAACAGTCCGTACGGGATCAGGTAAACCGCACCACGGATGTGATAGCGGTTCAAGCCGGGCTCGTGAACAGCATCAAGGGTAACTACCAGGAGATCCTGGGCATTACGGCTGAGCGCAACAAGGAAGAAGCGGAGGCGCTCGGCAACCTTGAGGACTACATGCTGGCGTTCAACGCCCTGTCCGGAAAGGAGGTTGACGCCCGCCGAGCAGCTCGTGACAAGTTCGTGAGCGAGAATGCTGGCAAGCCGTACGTGCAGGGGAAGGAGGTTTACAACGCGGAGCTGGCCAAGCTGGAGGCCGCTCTGCAGGACGCCGAAGCCCGCAGAGCCCTCGCAGCCTCAAAGGAGCGCTCTGCCAAGTCCACGGCCTTCACTGAACTGGCGATTGAACGTATCGGCCAGAAAAAAGACGGAGAGGCTGCGGATGAGTTTTACGGCCGCCCGACCACCCTGGTTAACCAGAAAGCTCGGATGGAAGCGGAGTTGGGGGTACGCCGAGCTGACCAGAACGTGCAGCTGGAGGAGTACGCCAGGCTGCGCTCGCTGGCCAATGCTGGCGACCAGCAGGCCAGTGCAGGCCTCGCCGCCCAGGCGGATGCCGTCCAGAAAAGCGCCGAAGCTGTAGAGCTGGCCACGGTAAAGCTCGAAGACTACCGCCGTACCAACGAGCAGGTGGACGGCGCCGTGCGGGCGGTCTACGACTCCCTGACCAAGACGGACTGGGGCGCAGCAGTAGGGGATCTGAAAGCCAGTGCCGTGGAGACTGAAGCGGTATTCCGTGACGGGCTTCTCAGTGTGGTGGATCAGATGGGCGACAAGTTCGCCGATGTGATGCTCGGCATGGGCGACCGCACTGAGAGCTTCAGCAAGCGGTTCAAGCGCCTGATGCGGGACGCCCTGGAGGATCTCTCCAGGTTCCTGATCAAGCAGGCGTTCATGGGCGTGGTCCAGAAAGGCATCGGGCTGGTCACCGGGCTGTTCAGCCCGCAGGCCGCGTCAACCAATGCGCTTGGGGATTACTCGGCCGCGTCCGACTTCAGTGATTACGCCCGGGACGGGAAAGTGATCGAGGGATACGCCGACGGCGGGTTCCCTGGAGGCACTATCAGAGGGGCAGGGACTGGGCGCAGTGACAGCATCTACGGGCACGTGATTGACGCTCAAGGGCGCAAGAAGCGGGGCATCAAGGTCTCCAACGGAGAAGCCATCCTTAACGCCAGAGCTGTCCGTGAACTGGGCAAGTCCGGCGTAGACGCACTGAACATGAAAGGAGCATCCGCTCTGCAGGGCCAGGCGGTGACCATGGTCAACCAGTTGCCGTCGGTGTCTAATCAGAGCGTCAGCGTCAGCGTGCCTATCTCCCTGTCTGCAGGGGGCGGGGCTGAAGGCGGAGACGGTGGCGTGACGAAAGACCAGACGCAGCAGCTGAGCCGGATGATCGAGATCCGCATGATCGACCTGCTGAAGACCCAGATGCGCCCAGGTGGGTTGCTTAACAAAGGACGGAGAAACTGATGCCAACGTACCCTACCTTCCCGATGGCAGTGGACAGCAGCCAGCTGGCCCGAGCCCCGGCTTTGCGCAGAGCAAAGTTCGGGGACGGGTACAGCCAGGCGGCCCCTGCAGGGATGAACCACAACCTGCGGAAATTCAGTGTCTCGATCAGCATGAAGAAAGGGGCGGACATCGATGCAGTCGATGCGTTCCTGTCAGAACGAGGCGGGTACCAGCTGTTCTGGTGGACCCCGCCTGGCGCCTCGACCCCGGCACTGTTCGTGTGTGAGACCTGGAGCGTAGACGAGTCCAACCTCCACGCGGCGAAAGGTCTCTCTGCCAGCTTTGAGGAGCGAGTCGCGTGAGTACAGCCAACTTCCTGATCCACAGCAGGGAGCTTTCACAGTCCGCCATCATCGAGATGTACGTGCTTGATGCGTCCAACTTGATGGGGGCGGCGTGGGGCACCAGCGAGTACGTGTTCCGGTTTTGCAACCAGCTCAACGAGCGTGGGCAGCCGATGGTATGGCAAGGGCTCACGTATGCTGTCATGCCGATCATGGCTACAGGTTTCGGCGAAAGCAGTGACGGCCCCGCCAAACGCCCCACCATGTCGATCTCGAACGTGCTGGGCATGGCGACCGGGTTGATCGGGGAGTTCAAGGGGCTGGTAGGGGCTCGTATCACCCGCAAGCGAACTTTCGCCAAGTACATGGATGCAGCGAACTTCGTGTCGCTCACCAACCCAAACGCTGACGCCAACTCCTACTTCCCGGACGAAGTGTTCTTTGTCGAACGAAAGACCGGGGAAGACTCCGAGCTGGTGACGTTCGAGCTGGCGTCCGTACTGGATCTGGAAGGGGTGATGCTGCCTCGCCGGATCATCGTGAACAATACATGCACCTGGAAGTACCGCGACCCCGACGAATGTCCTTACGCAGGGCCTGCGGTCGCCACGGTCAATGACACCGCTACCAACATCATGGCCAACGACATGTGCAGCAAGAAAGTGTCCGGGTGCCAGTTGAGATTCCCGAAACAACCTCTGCCGTTCTCGGCATTCATTTCAACGGGGCTGAATGATGCGTAATTTCGAGGACTTGCTCGGTGACATCGTAATCCACGGGGCAGAAGAGTATCCACGGGAAGCGTGTGGGGTGATCATCGTTTCGGAAGAGACCACCGACCTGCAGTACATCCGGTGCCGAAACCTGTCAGCCGGGACCAGCCGCTTCACGATAGACCCGGATGACTTTTCCAGTGCAGCCAGGCTGGGGGAGATCAAAGCCATCGTGCACACCCACCCTGACGCCACCCCTACCCCTTCAAAGTCTGACCGCAGGGCATGCTACCGCAGCAAGCTGCCCTGGGTGATTGTCAGCGTTCCTGACGGCACCATGACAGTCACCCAGCCGGAGCACTGCACCACCACTCCTTTGCTGGGGAGGCAGTTCCACCATGGCGTCATGGATTGTTACAGCCTGATCCAGGATTACTACGATGAGGTGCTGGGGATCGAACTGCCGGATATGGTTCGAGAGGACGACTGGTGGGCCAAGGGGCAGAACCTGTACCTGGACAACATCATTCAGGCAGGATTTCGGATGCTCTCCCCAGGGGAGCCCCACAAGGTCGGGGACGTGGCCCTGTTCACTCTTCGCACCGCCATGCCCACGCACGGGGCGGTATTCGTGGCCCATGACGTCATCCTGCACCACCTGACAAACCGCCTGTCCTGCAGGCAGCCCTTCGTCGGTGTGTGGACTCAACTGCTTTACGGCATCTATCGGCATCGCCAGATGGAGTGAGGCTAAGGTATCCTACCGGCAGCCGGAGGATCTATGAGCCTTGTCACCGTACACCTGCATGGGGAACTGGGAGCCAAATACGGCTCCCTTTTCGAGTTTGACATCCGGACCAGCATTGAAGCGGTCAGGGCCTTGTCTGCCAACTTCGCCGGGTTCAAGAAGGACTTCTCAGAGGAAAGCTGGGTCGTTAAGGTGGGTGAGCGGAAGGTCTCCCTCAGCATGGAAGAGATAGAGGTCGCCAGCTGCCAAGGGGAGCTGCACCTGATCCCTGCGATTGCTGGGGCCAAGGATGGAAATGATCAGATCCTGATGGGGATAGGCCTGGTGGCCATGGCCGTGTTTGTCCCTATGGCGGCAGGCACCACTTACGGGGCCTTGGCCGGGGCGCCTGCCTTCCTGGCCCACACCGCCATGCAGATCGGCGTTGGCATGGCCCTGTCCGGTATCGCGGCAGCCATCATGGCCCCTGACGACCCCAACAGCACCGAGTCTGAAATCAGCCGCACTTCTCACCAGTTCAATGGCCCCGTGAACACCACGGCCCAAGGCCGCCCCATCCCGGTTGGCTATGGCCGCTGCATCGTAGGCTCCCACGTCATTAGTGCCGGCATTACCAACGAGGACGAGAGATGGTAAATCGTGTGATTTCAGGGGCGGCCGCCCCAGAGGCTCCGGCACAGCCAGTTGAGATCAAAGACACCATCAATCCGACCGCCTACGCCAAGATCCTGGATCTGATCGGGGAAGGGGAGATTGAAGGGTGGGCCGACGTCAACCCTGCCAAGTGTGTTTACCTGGACGGCGTACCGGTGAT